TTCTGGCGGAAGGGGAGGAATTCATGAATTAAGGTATAGCAACGGTTGTAGAGGCTTTAATGTCAAAAGACCCACCAAAAGACCCACCGACGAAAAAAAGAAGACTAACGGTTTTTTTTGCTTGTGGCGTTGCGAGATTCTCTGGCTACGCGACTCAGGAACTCGCGTAGAGCTGCGATGGGGTACGCAGTAATGCCTGGATAGGCTACAGGGTCCGGGAAGCCGCTTTCCAATGCCCAACGTCGAAGTGTCGGCTCTGATGTATCAAAGGCGGCGATGACTTCATCTCGCGTTAGAAATGCATAGTCAGGAACTGCCGGATCAAAGAGCATCGCGCGAATGCTCTTTCCGTCTAGTGTATTACCTATTGCCATAGTTTGGTCCTCACGATGCCAGTTCAAGCCGTTCGTTCCTGGTGATCTTGCCTTCCTTCAACAGCTCCTTGTAAAGCCGGAAAAGCCCCTTCGGCGTCACGTGCGCCGTGACGGACACGCTCGGTCCTTTTTCAGGATGATCGAAGTTCGACACGCGCGGGCGAAGAACACCTTGCTTGACTCTGTCGGCATAGGGTTCGTTCTTCGCAGTGAGCCACGAGTGCGTGCGCAGCCAGTCGAAGAGGTGCTTGGCCGGATAGCCGAGCGTCTTTGCCGCCTCTCGAATGAGCATGTCGCCGTAGGAGGCCTCGACAGTCTCAGCAAAGGCAACCTTAGGAGCGTCCTCGGCGATCTTGTGTTCAAGCGCTGCGGTCTTCTCCAGAGATGAGGCCAGCTGTCGCAGCGCCGTCGGATAGTCCGGCAACGCGGGAGCGGATACCTTGGCCTTCGCAAGTTCGTCGCGACAATCGCTGAATGCTTTGACGAGGCGAATTTTGAAGGTGCGGGCGATCTCTGTGTTCTTCAGGTAGGTGAAGAGGAGCATTGCCTGGTTTTCGTTGAATAAGGCGACCTCGCGTTTTTGAGTGCCGCCATTCGTTTCAAAGGGTCGGGTTTCAAATCCAACCCTTCCGAAGGAGTTGAAGTCGTCCTCATACTTGCGCGTTAGCTTCATCACCGAAGCGTGTTCGATTTGAGCGCCGTCAGCGATGGTGAGAGAGTCGACGACCGGTTGGCCGTTGGTGAGTTTGATGATTTCATTCATTTGCGTTTTCATCCGTTACGGAAACGACAAGTTCAGCGGTCTCGATGAGGGCAGCCGCTGTTGCGATAGACGATTGGATGTCTTTGTAGGAGCTGAGAACTTGAGGGTTTTCGGTGGCGTCGAAAACCATTGTCAGGATGCTGCGTGCCTCTTGGCAGAGCGAAAGCGCCTGAGAGTGGGCCTCAGCTGAGGACAGAGAGTTGGAGAGCAACCCTCTGATGACGAAGGGCAAATTGAATGTTGACAGTGTCGCGGACGCGACAGCAGATTGACTGGCTTGCATAGCGAGTCTCCTTTGGGTGTTGCTGGAGCCTCGCGACCACTTTCCACGGTGGTGAGCGAGGCGCTACGGGGTGGAAATACCGTCCCAAAGGTGCCGGCCGCCGCAAGGGCGCCCGTAGGCCTCACTCGTAAAAGTGATATGCACGCACACAAAAAATCCGCTCGAACGAGAAGACGTAAGGCGGTTGTGCGCCTTTGGGGTTCGTCCGGGTTTCCACGCCCGATCACGCTTTTTCTCACGTGATGGGCTCATTGTATGCATGCGTTTGTCAGTTTGTCAACATTCGTTGCCGTATGATGTTGGGTGAGCTCGCGTCGTCACACGCGAGCCCACCATTTCTCACACTCGGAGTAAGCGAGCATGAAAACGTACCCGTACCCACAAGACCAGATCATGGAATACCTGCAGGAAGCGGCTGATAATGGAGAAGTGATTCAGCTGACCTATTACGGCGGAACTCGTCCTGGTGAGGCGCGTTCTGTTGTTCCGACAACGGTTTATAAAACTCGTTTTCATGGAATTTGCATAGACTCCAATATTGAAAAAACATATCTGTACGAAAAATGCTACTTTCCGAAGATGTTTGGTGTTCAAAAGCGTAATGCTTTAGCAGATACTCCATCACGGTTTGCGGGAAGTTCAAAAAGGTTCGATACCTTTTCTGAAAGTGACTCAAATGCACGAGAAATCCGTAGATTGGAAGACCTAAAGAGAAGCAAAGAGAAACTTGAGAAAAGCAAGAAGGAGCTTGCAGACTCTGTGGGAGAGCTTAAGGAGTCTTGGAACGACTTGGCTCATATCGTCAAGACACGGGGCGGTACAAGACCGATTCGTCAGACAGCCCAGGAGCCGTTAACCACAGAAGAAAAGCCTTCAATCAGTCAGCGCGGCTGGTTCATCTTGGTTTGGTATGTTGTTTTCTTTCCGGTTGGTGTCACACTCACCTTGGTGAATCCGAGATACAGCAAGCAAAAGAAAGCAGTCATCGTGTTGTTGTTCGTTGCATTTTTATGCGTGATTTGGTCGATGCCTCAGCCTCAAACTCCGCCAGCGTAGTTCCCTTAAAACGGTACTTCGCCGTCGTCATAGGTCTGGGTATGCTCTTGTGCGCGTGATCGCCTTGCCGGCTCTTCCTGTCGCTGTTCTCCACGATCCTTCGCGCTCTGGACGAACTGGAAGTGTTCGCAGATGACTTCCGTCACCCATCGGTCGGCGCCGTTTTTGTCTTTGTACTTTCTCGTTTGAAGACGGCCACGTACCCAGATCGGCGACCCCTTGTGCAGATACTCGGCAATCGTCTCGGCAGTCTTGCCAAAGGCGACGACGGTGTTCCAGTCTGTGGCGTTTTCGTATTGACCGTCCGCGTTTTTCACTCTACGGTTTGTGGCGACGGCCAGGGAAACGAAAGCGAGGTTGTTCGTCCCATATCGGAGGTCAGGGTCGCGGCCAAGACAGCCGCAAATGGTCACTTCGTTGATGTTCAGCATTGTTGTTCCTTTGAAATTCGGTTGATTTGTCGTTCAATCTTTTCGTGCATTGCTAGGTCGACCTTGGCGCTGAAACCGGGGATCAACAGGCGCAGTTGACCGATCATCACGAGGCAGTCGGCACACTCTTCCGCAAGGTTGTTTTCAAGCGCCGTGATGCACCGATACTTGCCGCCGGATGCTTCGGCCTGTCGGGCGAGCGCAAGACGTGAAGCCGCAGTTGCAGCCTCTCCGAACTCTTCGGCAGCCTTGAGCGTCTGATGGTCTCGCCCGTAGTGTCTGGCAATGTCTTTCAGTTCTTCGTCGATCATTCTTCGTAGTCCTCGCACCAAGGACGGAAAGAAAGCTGATACTTGCTGACGTCCAGTTGCCGGTTGCGGTCGTCGTACCAGTGTGTGCCGTTGAAGTAGGCGTACAAGCGGAAAGGTTTGCATCCTTCGCGATAGACGAGCTCGATCTGGTAGTGCCCGGGTTCCGGACGCTCTTTCTTGAATGAGTGCCACCGCTCGTTGTCTTGGTTTGTCATTCCTGCTCCTTGATCTCTTCAATGTCCTGCCACTCGATTCGGACGTGCGCGAGGCAGGCGCCTATCCAGATGCCGACCGTGATGCCATCGGCAAACTCCTGATCCGTCACGCGTCCGGCTTTGTGAGCTTCTGCGAAGTTGGCTGCGTACATGTTCAGTCGCTCGTGGAACTTGCCGCCAGACAGCGTTTCTAGTTTTCTTCGCGCTTTTTCGTCGCGAACTTGGTATTTCATTCCTCTTTCTCCTTCATCATCTGGATGCGGATCGAGCGATAGTCCTTCAGCGCTCCGACGCAGTAGGACAACTTGCGGATGGCCGCATCGACCTCCTCAATGGTCGGAGGAGTTCGACCTTTCCAGTCCTTTCGACACGACGTGGCGCATACCTCGATGGCTTCCAACGCGAAGAGCGCCCGGCGTCGGTGCACTTTTTCGTTCTTCATTCCTCGTCCTCCTTCTGTTTGACGAAGTACTCAGTCGGAAATAGCGTTGGCGCGATCTTTCCCTTGACAGGGACGTGGAGGAGGTAGAAGCCGCAAAGCGTACCTTTTGCGTGATACATGAACGCTCGTCCATCGCATTCCGCTTCTGCCTCACGGATCGCTTTTTGTGTTGTGCCCATCATGCAAGCGATTCGCTTTCGAATTCCCTTTTTCATTTCGACTGGCATTCTTCGTTCTCCTTGATCTTCGATAGCAAGAACGTCTTGAGCACGAACGCCGCATCGTCTTGCGAAACCTTGCTCACGCCCTCAGTAACCTTCTGGAAGATCGGCTTTGCTGCTTGGTTCAAGATGACGCAGGTGCGGGCTTTCTCGTTCGTCGTGAAGTTGACTTCATAATGCCTGCCGTTCACGTAGAATCCGTAGCCCCACATATTCTGAGAGCCAGTAATTTCGCAGTTGAGGCGCTGCATCTGTACCCCTGCCCACTCCGTTTGAGCCTTCTGGAAAGCCTTTGCGTCCGTCGACGCACGCAGAATCGCTTGGCCGATTTGCTCGGCTTCGAAGTGCCACATGTCGGCGATATATCCTCCTTCTTTGACTAGGACTCTTACAGAGGCCCCGCTCCTTTCAACAAGCGCGAGAAAGTCACGATCCTCGTCAAGCGTGTTGTCGTAGTAGTCCTTTGTCCATGGCATGCCGACGATCTCGGCAATCGCGGCTTGAGCGGCCTCATCAATTTTTACTGTCTGGCTCATTCTTCGTTCTCCCACAGAGCGTATCTGGCGGTCACATCCTTATGCCCAAAGGCGTTTAGCCGGCCGTCCCAAAAAATCGGCAGCCGGTGGAACGAGCCGAACGGGATGAAGTCTTGGCCGTCGAAAACCGCAAACCCCTGAAAAAGGGTCTTGCCGAAGTAGGGTTCCGGCGTGCCAGTGTTTTGATCCTTTTCTTTGACTTCGAGCCTGAGCGGCAAGCCGCGCGGCGGCGTCGTGTCCGGATACGTTTTCCATTGCGTCATTCCTTGTCCTCCTTACGGAAAGCCCCGCGCGAGGCGGGGCATGAGTGGGTTACTGGTGCTTGAAGCTCAAGCGAATGTCGCCGTTGTCTTCAACAGTCATGGACGTGCCAGCGATCTTTTTCAACGCTTCTGGATCAAACGCGGGCGTCTGTTCAACGGGCACCGTTTCAGCTGTGGGTTGTTCGTCGAACTCCTCCTCTTCTTCAGCGTTTTCTTCAGTGTCGTCATAAGCAAACAACAGAGCGCTGATCTCGTCGCTTTCGATTTTGGCGCGCTCGATTGTGAGTGCGTAGTTGCAGACGGAATGGGCAATATTCTGGAGGACTTCCTTGTGTTCGCTCTTGTGGCTTTCGAAGGCGATCAAGAGAGCAGATTCGACGAGGAGAGAAGTGTCGATGTCGTCGATCCGGTTGTCATACTGATTGTTGATGTCGAACAGAGCGGACCGGATGATTTCATGGGAGGTTGCTTTTTTAAGCATGAGCTTCTCCTTGTAGAGATAAAGGGTTAATTGTTTTCGTGGATTTCGTCGTCAACGACCGGGGCTTCGAGATACTGCTCTGCAGCGGTGCCTTTCTCTATGAACTCGCCTTCAATGAAGTCCTGCTGCGTTACTGCTTCGCCACGGTCCGACTTCTCGTCGATCTCGACTGCACGGACGGCCTCGATGCTGACGGGGAGGTACTTGAATAGGCGACGAATGACGGTCTTCTTTGCCATCTCGTCCCAATGCGAGGCCCAGGGGCCAGAGGTGCCGGCTTTTGAGGTCTTGCGCACAGCTTCAATCTCGGCGCGAGACATAACCTCGAATTGAACCCCGCCGCCCTTGAGCTTCGCGACGGCATAGACGTGAGTGACCTTTCCTCGATCCGCAACCGATGCAGGGATGTGCTCGATGTCCGGATCTAGACCGAGCTTGTAGTTGAAGGTGTCCTGTTCGTGCACGCAGTATGCGGATAGGCTGACGATCTGTCCGGATCGACGTGCGAGGTCGATCATTCCTCGGTAGCCGATGATGAGCTGGGCGTTCGGACGACCAGACTTGTCTTTGCCATTCCCGAAGGGCAGCAGGTAGCAATGCCCGAGCGCGGAGCCTGGCTCAAGGCCCAGAGCTGCGCACTGGAGGACGGCGCCGTAAAAGCTCTCAGGGGCGCACTTCAGAAGAGCCGGTGCCTTGCGGCACTCAGTCATGACGATGCGCGTCAGGCGATCAGCAGTCATGCTCTTCGGAAGTGCCAGGGCCATCTGTGCCTGAAACTTTTTCGAGCGCACGACGTCGATGACGGTTGCGGCTTTGACTTGTTGCACGACGGCGGTCTGTGCGGCGGCAGGTGCGACCTGCGACTTGAGAACATCAGTTGTTGACATGAGTTTCCTTTTTGTTAAGCGAGTCGAAGGATTCGGGTGGGGGTGACTTGTACGAAAGTTGCGTACAGGTCAGGGTGTTCTTTCTTGAAGGCGGTAGAGGAGAAGCGAGTGCTGTTCTGCGCCTTGTAGGTGACGGCCTTTTGACCGCCGATCGTGAGCCCGGTCTTTTCACCAATGGCGAGGATCACGCGAGAGGCGACGGCCTTCTCTTGCTCCTGAAGCTCTTTGATCTGTTCTTTGATCGTTCGGAGCTCGCCTATGTCGGCAGCTTCGTCGTTACTGGCTTCTTTCAGCTCGCCGTTGTCTCGGGAATAGAGCTTCTTGATGTCGTCGACGTTGATGGGGTCAGGGGCGACGTCAGCAAGGACCTTCTCGAACCAGAAGGCGCGGCACTTTTCGACGATGGCTTTGATCACGTCCTCATCGCGCTGCACTTCGTACATTCGGAAGTCCTGACCGCCGATGAGAACAGCGACATAGAACTTCTTGATGCCCGTCACCGCCATGTACCACTGAATCTGCGTTTCGTAGTAGAGCGGAATCTGGTGCTCGGTGACGACCTTGCCGGACACGATCTCATCTTCCTGCGAAGGTCCCCACTTGTCAGCCATGAAGGCGTTGGCGGTCTTGCACTCGAGGCCGACGTCCGTCGAAAGCATGAGGCCGGTTTCGGCTGCCTTCGCGGGCTTGTTGACGCGGACCGTTTTGGCAATCTGTTCGTTGACGATCGCTCGGTCGATGTTGCCGCGCATCCACCCGTCTTCGCCGGTCGAAAGAAGGAAGTTCACGCGCTGAATCTTCATGCCGGTGCGCTTGCTGAACTCTTTCGCGACAACGTCCTCTAGAGTCGTTCCCCAGTAGGCCGCTTCGCCTGCCGGGGAGCCTTTGGTCTTGCCGGTCTTTTCTTCCCACAAGCTCAGCGGCGTCTTGTAAGGGTTGAGGCCGAGGACGGTTGCAACGTCTGAACCGCCGATGCCCTTGCTGCGCTCTTGCAGCCAGTCATCGCGTGCCATCTCCGCAGTCTTGATTGCTGTCATCTAAAAACTCCTTGAATGAGTGCTCCGGCACTAACCGCAAGCGCTCCTACGAGAACAACGACCTTACAGATCAACGATGGTTGTTCACATGAAAAAGGCTCGACGTTCTGCCGAGCCTGCTTTGCTTTCTTCCGCTGTTCGAGCGGTCGCTTTGGTGTCTTGCGTTTCATGTCGAAGTCGGGTGGTATGTGTTCGATTGTCTTTACGGGGTCGGAGTAGCTCATTTGGTTGCCTTGAAGATGCCTTTTTGGAAGGCTTCGTAGACCGCCTCGGCAGCCGTTCTCGCGCCGAGTGTTCGCAACGCTTCTTCGTGGTGGGACTTGACGGTGGTTGTCGCAATGCCCATGACTTCGGCGATTTCTCGACGCCTTAGCCCTTTTGCGACGAGCGTGAGGTACTCGACTTCACGGGGTCTCAGGGTTTTTCGAAATTCCGCTTTCATTGGCGTTTTCCTCAGTCAAAAAACCAGTGGTAGAGGGTTGCGGCCGCCATGGCCGGCAAGATCACCAGGCCGAAAAAACCGAGTAGGCCTTCGAGGCCCTCGATGAGGGAGCCAACGAAGCCGGGGCGATGAGGCTCAGTGCCGTCGGTGCCGAGATACGTGCGACGTGCGAGACCGTCAAGGTAGGAGATAAAGCGCTTCATGACGCCTCCAAAAAAAGAAAAGACATTCAGACGCCCTCGCTCGGAAGAACTGCCGGCTCGTGATGGCACGGGCAAGGGCGCGTGAATGTCTTTTGGGTTTGTGGTGGGTGAGGGAGCCGGGGTGAACGCAAAAGCCTCTCGTCTGCAGATGCCCCGGCTTTGGGATTCGTCGGAGCGTCGCGGCACAGTGCGACAGGAACGAACCGGCTCATATCTGCGTCAAGCCGTTTGCCCTCGAAGTCGTTACGGAAGTTCGTCCATGACGCACTGGACGTTGCAGGCGACCTGCTCGTACTTCTCCGCTGCAGGGCAGTGGATGACGGTCGGCTCGGTCTTCATGTAGAAGTGGAGGTCTGCAGCGTTCTTGATGCTCACGAGAGCGAACTCATGCACGTCGTTTTCATTGCAGGTCTCGCGGCCTTGTGCGCGGAGGTGGTGCGCCAGTCGGGCGTCGAAGTCGCTGCGCTTCATTCTTCGTCCTCCTCGTCGTCATCGTTGAGCAAACCAGTCAGAAGGGTGTCGGCGGAGTCGAGCGCACCGATGTACGCGTCGTCGTCGCCCCGGAGGAAGGCCTCTTCGGCCTCCGAGATGTAGTCCTTGATGTACTCAAGGTTTTCGAGCTTTTCTTTGTCAGTCATGGCTTCTCCTTAGTCCTCGACGTAGTAGCAGCGCTCTTCGTCGTCCCAGAGGATGTCGTGGTATTCCTCGTCGTAGTAGTCGCTTCCGACCCATTGCGGGTCTACGTAGACGAACAGATCGTCGTAGATGTGCTCGACGTCCTTTGCGTCGACCCCGAACTCGTTCGCGACGCAACCGCAGAGTTCGATCCAGTCTTCGTAGCCGCCAGCTTCGACTTCGTCAAACAGGCGTTGTTCGATCTTGTCCTGCTGTGCGCAGGAGACATTAAGAATCTTCATGGTGTTCTTCCGGTAAGCCGTCCCGCGTGTCGCTCTTTGCGGGTGCCTGCGAGACGGCTGTGATCTTTATGAAAGTCCATCCAAGCGCTCTCGCGCCAGCCCCCTACGCATTGAACACATGCGCAAGAACGCTTGAATCGACTTTCTGCTGTGCACGGTCCCGCGTTTTCCGCAGGCAACCGCTCGGGTCTTCGTGACCTCTGCCTCTCTCGGCTGCATCAGCTACGTCCGCCGCTCCACGTCCCTCAACGTCTGCCACCTCGCGTCCGCGTTTTCATGTCGGCCCTCCCGGTTGTTGCCGGTAGGTTGGTGTTGAATGGTTTCTTCTTGCTATGTGCTGTTGAAACCAATCAACACCATCGATGTTACACCAAAATAAAACCAATATGGTTGCCGTAGGGTGTTGGTGAGGTGTATAAATTGGGGAGTTATTGACGCGCATCAATGGCACTGAAATTAAGACAAAAAAAGCCCGCCTTGAGTGGCGGGCTTGATTTGGTTGTGTTATGGGGTTTGGTTTAGTAGGTGTTGAATGATCCGCAAACGACGCCGACGACCTCTAAACCGTGTTGCATGGAGTGAAGGATTGGATAGTCTGGGTTCAGCGGCTTCAGATCAAAGAGTTCTCGACCTTGATCGTCGTATCCGGTGACGACGTATTTCTTGAAAGTCGTCTCTGTGAGAATGCCAGACGTAGAACGTGCGATGACGAAGTCTCCAGGTTTTGGCAGCCTATTGGGGTCGACGAAGAGCAGTTGTCCTTCTTGGAAATTTGGCGACATGGAGTCGCCTCTTACGCGAAGAGCAAAAGTTTTCTCCGGCAATGTTTCTGGGACGATCGCCCATTCATCGTATTGTTCTTGTCCGTTGTCTGTAAGCATTCCCGCCTGCACATATGAAAGGATTGGTATGCGCTTGAAACGTATCGTGCTTACTTGGGGGTTGCCGAGTTCTGCGTTTTCCGTGTCAAGTGTTCCTGGAGGAAGGCCAAGCTTATCTTCAATCTCTCTAGCGATTCGTGCTCCAAAAGACTTCGTTCCTCTGATCATGTCATTGATCTGCTGCGGAGCTTTGCCCAGTATCTCGGCCAATCGAGACCGCGAGCCATTCAGCTCTGCCAGACGACTCAGGTTTGCAATGCGTATCCGCTTCAGGGCGTCTTTTTCATTCGTACTCATAAGAAGTACCTCCCTTCCGCAATAGTAGTGTGAAAGGTGTATGCGCGGCAACATGTTCGGCAACCAACAAAAGCGGCGAAAATGTTGTATTATGGTTTAACACCAAAACAACACCGAGAGGTCTGAGATGACGCCTCGAGCGCTCGAATATTTCAAATCGCTAAAGCCTATCGAGAAGAAGGCCTTGTGCCAAAAAGCAGGCATTTCTGTCCGCTGGCTTCACAACTGCATGTATGTCCCGTCGAAGAACTTCAGCCCGGAAGTCGCTGAGAAGATCGAGATGGTTTCTTGTCGAAAAGTGACGCGCGAAGACCTGCGCCCAGATATTGACTGGTCGCTTATTCGCTAAGGGGACGCCATGAGCTTCAAGGTTTCCGCACTGGCATGGATGGTTCCGGTTGAGAAGTCAACCGAACGTCTTGTGCTCCTCGCTCTTGCCGACCGGGCCGATGACGAAGGCAAGAACTGCTACCCGTCCGTCGAGACCATTTGCAACATGACGCAGATGAATCGAAAGACGGTCTTTGCTGTGATTTCGAGGCTTGCGGAACGTGGCGTTTTGTCCGTGCGCAAGCGAGAGGTACACAACTCAAATGAGTACCTTCTGCACATAGAGGATTGGCCCAAAAACGGAAGTACCGAAAACGGGACAACCCAAAAACGGGACGACCCAAAAACGGTACGCCAGTTGTCCCGAAAACGGTACGCCAGTTGTCCCGAAAACGGTACGCCAGTAGTACCGAAAACGGGACACGAACCTATCAATGAACCTATCAAGAACCAATCAATAACCAGTAGAGAAGACGCGCCGCCCAAAACCAGAGCCAAGAAAGGCGAAGCCTGGAAAAAGTGGATCAAGGTCGAAAAACCGGACGAAGTTCCTGATGACCTCTGGAAGCAATTCGGAGAGATTCGCGCCCTGAAAAAGCGGGCTTTGACTGAAAGTGCGCTTGAGCTTCTTCGATCCGAAGGGGAGAAGGCTCACATGACGCTGCTTCAGGTCATCGAGCATTGCTGCGCCAATGCCTGGGCAGGCTTCAGAGCCTCCTGGTTGACGAGGGCGAATGGTAGCAACTACCGCAAGCCTCAGAACGTCACCCAGACGGCTGAATACCGAGAGCGACTTCAGGCCTGCTGCCGAGGTGAAGGCAGAACCGAAAAACTCGCTGACGACGGCGTAACGATCATTGTGGATTGAGGGAAAGAACATGAAAAAAGCAGAGGGCTTGGTAGGCCTGTTGGGCTTTGCCGAGGGTGAAGAGGAGCGGGTATGCCCAGAGCATGGGCGGTATATCTCGCACCTGACCTACCTGAAGGGAGAGCTCAAGAATGCGAGCGGATGTCCGAAGTGCCGAGCGATCCAGTTGCAGAAGCGGCAGGAAGACGAAGAGCGCGAACGAAAGGAACGTGAAGAGCTTGAAAAGCGCCGCTCGTATGAGCAGACGCTGGACCGAACGGCCATCCCGACCAAGTACCGATCCAGAACGCTTGCATCCTTCAGAACCGATGGGAACGACCAGAAAGCGAAGGTGCTCAAGATCGCCGAGTCCTACATCACAAAGTTCGACGCGCTTCGCCAGTCCGGCATAGGGATGGTTTTCATCGGCGAATGCGGGACCGGCAAGACCCATCTGGCGTGTGCGGTGCTTCAGGAGCTCTTGAGCAAGTGTGCCGGCATCTACACAACAGCGCATGAGATGGGGCAGAAGGTTGCTGACTCCTGGGGCTGCCGAGAACCGGGCAAGACGACCGCAGACGTCAAACGTGCCTACAAGACTTGTCCGCTGCTTGTCGTCGACGAGGTCGCAAAGGAAGACGCGAAGCCGATCACAAAGGAAGTCCTCTCAGAGGTCTTGTACGCCCGCTACGACACTCAACTTCCGACCATCTGGATCACCAACGCCGATCCGGCGTTGCTGAAGACCGCGATAGGAGAGCAGGAGTACGACCGGCTCAAAGAAACATGCAAGTTCATCCGGTTCTCGTGGCCGAGCATGCGGAAGAACGACATCGATTTTTAACAAAGGAGGAGTCATGAAAGAAAGTGACGAATATCGCCTCGGACGATCTGCCGCATTGCGTGGTGAGTCGATGGCGAAATACCAGAGCCTCACGGCTCGAATGAATCCCAAAAAGAGAGCAGCCTTCGTGCAGGGCTACTTCGATGGGCAAAAACAAAAGGAATTCACATCAAAGAAATCAAAGTGAGCTGGCAACTTGAGACGGCCTCCGGGGAACCCGTAACGGTCTATCTCTGCCAAAGAACTGGAGAAGGTTTCTCCAGCCCACTCTTTCGACCAAATGGCGAGATGTTCGTCGGGATCGAGACAGACTCCGGCTTCTGGGTGGCTGAGGCGCCCGTGGACGACACCGAAGCCGAGGAACTCAAGGAGATGGCCGCCCGTCAGCTCTGCGAAACATGAACCAAAAGGAATGACAGCAATGAATTTCACAATCGAAGGACTCCCCAAGGGAAAAGGGAGGCCGCGCTTTACTCGCAGCGGCCACACGTACACGCCGGACACGACGCGCAAATATGAGGCGCTCGTGACGGCCAGAGCAAAGGAAGCCATGATCGGCAAGAGAAAGATCGAAAAGCCGAATGCGGTCCGGGTAGACATCCTCGCCATCTTCCCTGTGCCCTCGTCATGGTCTAAGAAACGCCGCACAGCGGCTCTGCAAGGTGTCGAGCATCACGTCTCAAAGCCGGACCTTGACAACGTGCAGAAGGCGATTCTTGACGGCATGAACGGCATCGTGTTTGAAGACGACTCGCAGGTGATCGACAGCCGGACCAGAAAGGCGTACGGACCCGAGCCGGGTGTAAAAGTTTTTATTGACGAGGTGAAGCATGGATGATGCAGACCGAGCCGCCAGAAGCGATGAGTGGATCATGCGCGCGGCAATTGAGGAGAGAAAGCCAGAGGGACCAAGACCGATCGTGGTGAGCTTGTGCTTGAACTGCGGGGAAGTGATCGAGAGAGTGCCTGCAACGGTCGAGGGAGTTCGAAATGTTCGACGTTGGTGTTGTGCCGAATGCCGAGACGAATGGGAAAGGGAGCATGCGAATGGATGAAGCGGAGCGCCGAATTCTTGAAGCGCGCCTTGAGAACTGGAGTTCATGGGCGCGTGAGGGAAAGCCTCGTGGAAAGAGTTCAATGCTCGGCGTGATGCGAGAGGCCGGCTACGTGCCAGAGGAAGGCACAAAGGAACGTCCTCGCATTATCGACATCAATGACGCTGTGGAGATCGAGGCGGCATGGAGCGCGATGCTCGACTCAAAAGAGAAGCGGTTGTTGCAGGAGGCCTATGGGAATCCGAGCCGGCCGCTCTGGATAACCTGCCGTGTGGTAGGCATCCGCCCACGAAAGTACGAACAGCATCTCATGTTGGCAATTCGCATGTTGCACAACGTGCTGTCCCGTGATAGACTTCACTAATCAAATTATGCCGGTGTGTCCGAGCTGGAGGGCGAGTCTTTTAGGCTCGCTTTGCCATGCCTAGGAAAAACATCAGCAATTCTGGAAAGCGGTATCTCCTCCACGGTGATGCCGCTTTTTTGTTTTGAAAACAACACCGCGCACGCCTCTCAACGATGCGCAACCCGCGCGGTTTCCATTCGCTACCTTAGGGCAGTTTGCTCTGAGGCCGGGGCGGGGAGAAATCCTCGCCCTTTCTAATTCCTTGGGTTACCTATGAAGAAAGCTATTGTGGCGGCCATTGCGGTCGCCTTTTCCATTTCTACAGCAGCGGAAGCACGAGGTGGTCGTGGGTTCAGCGGTGGACGTTCGTTCTCCCGTCCTGCTCCTACGAAGAGCTATGCACCGAAGCGCACGACTGTTGTGAAGAAGAACACGACCGTCATCAACCAGACGGTGAATCAGGTGCCGGCATCTTCCAACAGTGGCTTCTGGTCTACTGTTGCCGGATCGTTCGCAGGATCGATGGCAGGCAATGCTGTCTACGATGCTGTGACTGATGACAAGGGCCTGGCGCCTGTGCAGGCTCAACCTCAGCCTCAGCCCGCTCAGTGATGGGGCGTCGAATGAGCGACGGAGAGAGCTTGGGTCCTCCCGGGGCTTTTTGAGGTCTGCGGGTCGGACGAGCCCCGAAAACGGTCTAGTTGCAAATTTCAAAAGGGTGTACATGTACATTTCACTTTACGCTTTCCGTGAACACTTTACGCTTGCCGGGCTCTGCCGGTATTGAACGAAAAGCTCGAACGCGCAAAGATGAAATTACAAAACAAATAACGAGGTGTTGGCATGGCGAACGATGGCGTCAGCATGCGAGAGTTTGCGCGCCAAGTCGGACGAAGTGCCGCATACGTTAGCGGAAAGTGCAAGACTGGCGAGCTGCCTCTTGTCGACGGAAAGATTCCGTTAGAAGAAGGTCTGAAAGCCTTCAAGGCTCTGGTCAAGTCTGAAGAACGAAAAAAGGCGAGCCGTCGCACGTCCAGAAAGACTGCGGACGTGTTCTCGGGCGATGACGAGGACGATAAGCAAATATCGGCTGTTCTGAACGTAAACGAAGCGTTCAACAAAGCCCGGCTCGCAAAAGAGGTCGCGACCGCAAAGATCAAAGACCTCGAATACAAAAAGCTCAAGGGCGAGTACGTAGCGGTTGCTGATGTTGAGGCGGACGCGAGAGAGGCGGCAGCAATGCTCCGCAACTTCGCGATCTCCGCCCCGACTCGTTATTCAGCGCTGCTTGAAAACAGAACGCAGCGCGAAGCCGAGGAAGTCCTTGAGGACATCTTCCGCGACCTATTGAAAACGATCAACGACTCGCACTTTGCAAAGGGGGGATGAGATGGGCATTTGGTCCAAGGCGTGGGCGCAAGCCTGTCGCCCGATCTCTCGTTTGACTGGGAGCCAGTGGGCCGACAGGTTTCGCGTCGTCGCTTCCGGTACGTCTCCTGAAGCGGGCATGTGGCGTACAAGCCGAACGCCGTATTTGCAGGAGCCAATGGATTCAGCAACGGATCGACGGACAGAAATGGTCGTCATGTGTTGCTCTTCACAGCTCGGCAAGTCGGAGATGCTCCTGAACATCATGGGCTACTACGCCGATCAGGAGCCCGCGCCTCAGCTTATGCTACAGCCGACCGTTGAAATGGCCGAGGCGTTCTCGAAGGAGCGCATCGAGCCCATGTTCCAGAACTCTCCAGGCTTGCAAGGCAAGCTCGAAGAAGGAAAGGACGGTCGCGGTTCCGCGAAAAAGTCAAGCACGACAATTCGCATGAAGCACTTCCCCGGTGGCTACCTTGCCCTTGTCGGTGCGAACTCGCCGGCGGGGCTTGCGTCCCGTCCGATTCGCGTCCTGCTTTGTGACGAAGTGGACCGCTACGGCGTGACGAAAGAAGGGGACCCTCTGAAGCTTGCCATTCAGCGAACTCAGAACTTCGGAAACCGAAAGATCATTCTTGTCAGCACGCCGACCATCAAAGGCGCGTCGAAGATTGACGACTGGTACGAACGAAGTGATCAACGTCGCTTCTTTGTCAAGTGCCCGCATTGCGGTGAGGAACACATTCTGCAATGGGCAAACGTGACCTGGCAGAAAGACGACGAAGGGAATGCGCTGCCGATGACAGCAAGCATGCATTGTCCAGAGTGCGGTTGCATCACGAGAGGCGCTTACAAGCCCGACCCGAAGCTACTGCAGAGCGGTCGTTGGATTGCAACGAACCCCGGAAGCAAGATCAAGGGCTATCACGTCAACGCGCTCTATTCGCCTTGGGTCAATTTGCACGATCTGGTGGAGGAGTTCGTTTCGGTGAACCACAACCGCGACAAACACGGCCTCATGGAGTTCGTGAATTTGAAGCTCGGCGAGGCCTGGGAGGAAATCAACCCTGACGCCGACAACTGGGAGCAACTGTTCAACCGGCGCGAAAGCTATCCGCCAAACGGCGTCCTCCCGGAAGGCGTCTTGCTACTGACCGCTGGCATCGACGTTCAGCACGACCGTCTCGAATGCACGGTCTATGGATGGGGCGTCGGGCGGGAGTGTTGGGGCATTGAACATCGAGTGCTTTATGGCCGCCCGGACGATCCGCGAACATGGCAGCAGCTTGATGCAATCCTGCAGCGGCAGTATTCGATGCAAAACGGCGTCCATGTTTCGGTCGCTTGCGCCTGCGTTGACTCTGGTGACGGGACCTACACAACGAACGTCTACCAGTACACGAAAGCCCGAGAACGAATGCGCGTTTTCGCGATCAAGGGGCGAGGCGGCATCGGTGTCCCGTTCATCAACACGCCGACGAAGAGCAACGCGATGAAGGCAACGCTCTTCACGCTCGGTGTTGACAGCGGAAAGTCGCTCGTCATGAACAGGCTTTCCGTGCAGGAACCTGGTCCGAACTTCGCGCACTATGCGGCGCAGGAGGACAGGGGCTTTTATGAAAACTTCTTCAAGCAGTTGACCGCTGAGGTGCTTGAAAAACACTTTGAAAAAGGCGTCGTGAAAATGGCGTGGAAGAAAATCCGCGAACGCAACGAGGCCCTTGACTGCGCGGTCTACGCGACTGCCGCACTCGAATTGCTGAACCCGAACTTCGAGTTCCTTGCCGACTTCTACCAGAACGGCGGGGCACTCAGACAGCAGACCGCTCCCCGCAAGCCGCGAGGGACGCTGTCGAAGGGAATAACCGTGTAAGGAGTTGCAAGTCTAGTGCGACAAGAGAAAACGCAGATCGAATACGTTAGCGTTGACAATCTGAAGGCGTACGAGCGAAATGCTCGAACGCACAGCGACGAGCAGGTACAGCAAGTCGCAGAATCGATCAAAGAGTTTGGGTTCACAAATCCCGTTTTGATCGACGAAAACAACGAGCTCATTGCAGGCCACGGTCGAACAATGGCCGCGAAGTCGATCGGCATGAAGGAAGTGCCGGCGATTCGCCTGAAGGGGCTCACAGCTGCGCAGAAGAAAGCGCTGCGCATTGCCGACAATCAGTTGGCACTGAACGCCGGATGGGATGAGGAGCTTCTCCGCATCGAGCTCGGTGAACTTCAGGAACTTGACTTCAACCTCGATGTCATGGGCTTCTCTGACGAAGAGCTCGACCTTCTGCTTGATGGGACCGGCTCGATTGATGACGACGAGGAGCACGGGAAAGACGCTGAGGAAATCGCGGAACCGTCAGAAGACCCGGTTGTCAAGCCTGGCGAACTTTGGCTCCTTGGGGACCATCAGCTGTTGTGCGGAGATTCAACACGCATCGATGATCTTGTTCGCTTGTGCGAAGAAGGCAGCGTCGATCTGTATTTGACCGACCCGCCTTACAACGTGGCCTACGAAGGCGCGACGAAAGACAAGCTGACGATTCAGAACGACAACATGTCGGACGAGAACTTCCGAAAGTTCTTGATTGATGCCTTCTCTACTGCTGATTTTGCCATGAAGCCAGGAGCGTCTTTCTACATCTGGCACGCGGACGCTGAAGGCTACAACTTCCGAGGCGCGTGCCGAGACAACGCGTGGAAGGTGCGCCAGTGCCTTGTGTGGAACAAAAACTCTCTTGTTCTTGGTCGTTCTGACTACCAGTGGAAGCATGAGCCGTGCTTGTACGGCTGGAAGGAAGGCGCGGGGCATGCCTGGTACTCGGACCGTAAACAAACGACGGTTCTCGACTTCGATAAGCCGTTGAGGAACGGGGATCACCCGACGATGAAGCCGGTTGATTTGTTTGAGTATCAGATCGGCAATTCCACAAAGAAGGGCGACGTCGTTCTCGACAGCTTTGCCGGCTCTGGCACGACCGTCATTGCTTGCGAGAACACAGGTCGTAAGGCTCGGGCGATGGAGCTCGATCCACGTTACTGCGACGTCATCATCAAGCGATGGCAGGACTTGACGGGAGAGGACGCGGTTCGTGAAGACGGCGTGACGTTCAACGACTGCAAGTAATCACAAACAAAGGAGGCATCGAAATGTCTTGGATCACCATAGACGAGGCCCGCGCGAATCTGAAGATGTGGCTCGATGCCGAACGCGCGGTCGCCTCTGGCCAGTCTTACAAAATCGGAACGCGTAGCTTGACGAGAGCTTCGCTCTCAGACATTGCAGCTCGCATCAAATACTGGCGCAACGAGATCGACAAGCTCGAAAACGGCCGTAAGGGGGCACGTGTAATGCGTGCCGTCCCTCGCGACCTGTAAGGAGGCTTGCAAATGAATCTGCTTGACAAAGCAATCAGGGCGATCAGTCCTGAGCGCGCGTTGAAGCGTTATGAAGCCCGCCGAAAGCTCGAAATTCTCAACAGCGGATATTCGCGGCACGGTGGCTCATACGCCAAGAAGTCCCTTATGGGATGGCTATCCGGCGGGAGCGACGCGGACGCGGACATCGTTGACAACTTGGAGACGCTTCGCAATCGCTCGCGCGACCTCTATATGGGTTCGCCTCTTGCAACTGGTGCGCTCAAGACCGTTCGAACGAACGTCGTTGGGTCCGGGCTTGCGCTGAATGCCCAGATCGATGCGAAGTTCCTAGGCCTTACCGAGGAGCAGGCGAAAGAGTGGGAAGAAAACACCGAACGTGAATGGCGGCTGTGGTCTGAAAGCGTGAACTGCGATGCGGAAAGACGGCAGACGTTCTTTCAGCTTCAGTCTTTGGTGCTCCTTTCTGCGTTGATGAGTGGCGACGTCTTTGTGACGATGCCGATCATCCCGCGCAAGGGCTGCGCCTACGACTTGCGAATCGGCCTCATCGAAGCCGACCGCGTGTGCGATCCGCTGAACCCTCCGACGACAGCTAATGTCCTCGGCGGCATCGAGGTCGGGACATACGGCGAGACCGTTGCCTACTGGGTGGCGAAACATCATCCGGGCGCGATCCCTCGCATTGGTCAGGACCTGCAACAGGAATGGAAGCGCGTGCTGGCTTTCGGCACAACGACGGGGCGTAGAAACGTTTTGCACATCATGGCAGACGTTGAACGTCCTGCGCAGCGCCGAGGCGTGCCGATGCTTGCTCCGGTCATCGAGGCCTTGAAGCAACTTTCAAGGTATTCGGAAGCCGAGCTGATGGCGGCGGTCGTGTCCGGAATGTTCACGGTCTTCGTCAAGAGCAACACTCCCGATTCTCCACTCGGACAGGCTTTCAATCCCGCGATGCAAGTCGACAAGGACCCGAACGCCTATGAAATGGGTAACGGGTCGATCGTCGCCCTTGACGAAGGTGAAGAGGTCCAGATCGCGGACCCGAGTCGACCGAATCCGAACTTCGATCCTTTCGTGATCGCTATTTGTCGCCAGATCGGTGCGGCGCTGGAGATCCCTTACGAGCTTCTCGTGAAGAACTTCACAGCGTCCTACAGCGCGTCGAGGGCTTCGCTTTTGGAGGCTTGGAAGATGTTCCGCATGCGCCGCGAATGGCTCGTGGGGAACTTCTGTCAGCCGATCTACGAGGAGTGGCTGACCGAGGCTGTTCTGAAAGGTCGTGTGCAAGCACCCGGCTTCTTCGATGATCCGGCAATCCGTGCAGCTTGGTGCGGGGCCGAATGGTTCGGCGATGCGCAGGGACAGCTTGATCCGCTGAAGGAAGCCAACGCGGCGAAGGTCCGTGTCGATGAAGGCTTCAGCACTCGAGAACGCGAGGCGGCTGAGCTCACCGGCATGAAGTATGACCAGGTTCACGCGGTGCGAAAGCGCGAGGAGGCAATGCGCAGGGAAGACGGTCTGAGTGCGACAGCTCCGGCTCAACCGATGACGGAACCGGAGAAGGAGGAAACAGATGAAGAATAAGTTTTGGAACGTCAAGGCCGAGGGGAAACGGGCGCAGCTCGATCTTTTCGGCTATGTCGGCGGGTCGAAGGACGATCCGTGGGGGAAGGGCTTCAACGAGGCTGAATTCCTCGCGGACTTCCGAAAAATCCCGTCCGATAGCCCTCTTGATATTTCGATCAATTCGTTCGGCGGGGCCGTCTATACGGGCTTGTCCATTTATTCGCTTCTAAAGGCGCATAAGGGACAGATTACCTTCCGAATTGACGGCGCTGCCATGAGTGCTGCGACGATCATCACGAGCGTGCCTGGCGCGAAAGTCGTCATGCCGAGGGGCTCAATGATGATGATCCACAAGGTCAGCTCTGGCGTCTGGGGGAACACGGACGACATGAGAAAGGCGGCGGACGACATGGAGAAGCTTGAGGACAACCTCATTGACATCTATGTCGAAAAGACCGGTCGCACGGTTGCCGAGATCAAGGAAAAGGTCAACGCCGAGTCCTATTTCACAGCAGAAGAGGCTGTGGAGTTCGGTCTGGCTGATGAGATTGATGAAACGACGGAGGTCAAGAACACGGCTTCTGGCGGTTTCGTCATGTTAAACGGCCTGAAGGTAGATTCGCGTTTCTTTGCGAATGCGCCGAAGGGCTTCATTCACGCGGAACAGCCCAAGGCATCCGCAGTTCAAAAGGAGGTTCACAAGATGAATCTGGAAACGTTGAAAGCGGAACATCCTGACTTGGTGCAGGCGATCCGCGAAGAAGCTATTGCCGAAGGCGCTACGAATGAACGCGCACGCATCCAGGCGATCGAAGACATCGCTGTCGCAGGTCATGAAGACCTTGTGAACGCAGCGAAGTTTGACGGCAAGACGACCGCAGAAGCGCTTGCAGTTCAGATCCTGAAGGCCGACAAGGCTCGCGGCGCACAGATGCTCAAGGATCGCAAGAGCGACGCGAAGGCTCTTGAGGGTATCGAATCGGAAGGCAATGAAGGCCTTGATCCGAAGGCAGAAGCGAAGGCAAAGCTGGACGCCGAAATGAAGGCGGCCATTGAAGCAGGTGCGCGCGCCTTCGCTCGCAAGTAAAGGAGGAAGAAGAAATGGCAATGCAAGAAACTCATACGACGACTGTCGACAATCTTTTCGCTGCGTCGCAGATCATGCCGGTTGTTGCTGACAGCATGATGGTCAAGACTAGCCAGGGCGTGCTCAAGCGCGGCGCTCTACTTGATAAGGACGGCACGCTCTGCAAGGTTGACTCTGGGAAGACGACGATTTCTGCAGTGTATGCAGTCCTTGCCGAGGACGTGGATACGGCTTCCGGCGACAAGGTCGCTGCCGTGTATCTCACCGGCGAATTCAACGAAGATGCTCTTTCTTTTAACGCTGAGAACAGCGCTGCCGTTGCGGACTTCAAGCCGTCTGCTCGTCAGGTCAGCATCTTCTTCAAGCCGAGCATCTAAATCTCAGGAGGGACTACAACAATGGCAATTGATATGTTTACTACTCGCACGATGCTCGCGATGGTCGAAGAAGGCCAAAAGAGCAATTCCACCTGGTTGCGCGATCGCTACTTTACGAATCGCCCGACCTTCCACACCCAGAAGATCGACTTCGACATCATCGGTCGCGGCGGTCGCAAGATTGCGCCCTTCGTCAACCCGAAGGTTGGCGGTGTCGTGCTGACGCGCGAAGGCTTCCGCACGGAAAGTTACGAAGCGCCGGAAGTTTCTCCGATGCGCGTGACGACGGCAGAAGACATGCTGAAGCGCCTGCCTGGCGAAACGATCTACTCCGCAAAGAGCCCGACGCAGCGTGCTGCCGAAATCCTCGGCAAGGACTTGTCCGACCTCGACGACATCATCACGCGTCGTGAAGAGGTCATGTGCGCCGAGGCTCTTTTCCAGGGCAAGGTGACGGTCAAGGGCGAAGGCTACGATGAAGTTCTGAACTACTGGGCTCACCTGGAGACGAAGGAGCAGCCGAAGACTACTTTGGGCACGAAGTGGGACGCTGCTGACGCCGCCCAGATCATGGGCGATCTTCGTACGCTTCGTCGCACGATGATTCAGTCCGGCGGCTTTACGCCGCACGAGCTGATCTGCGGCTCGAAGGTGCTTGATACGATCCTCGATAAGCTCACGACTGCCAATCAGCTCGATACGCGTCGCGTCGACATGGGCGCGATTGATCCGCAGCACTTGCCGAATGGCGTGACGTACTGGGGCTATCTCAAGGACTCCGGTCTTGACATCTACTCTTATGACGAGTGGTACACGGATGACGCCGGCAAGGAACAGCCGATGGTTCCCGAAAAACTCTGCATGCTCGCAAGCCCGAACGCGAAGACGATGCTTGCTTACGGCCTGGTTTCCTTGACCGGTGATGATGCGGTCAAGTTCTACGAAGGCGCTCGTGTCCCTGATTCTTGGGTTCAGCGCGCCAACCCGTCTGGTCGTATTGTGCAGATCAAGAGCCGTCCGCTGCCGATCATTCAGCAGATTCACGGCTTCCACGTCATCGAAGCTCTCGCTTAAGAGCGACAAAAACCGAATTAGGGCAGGCAATACGACCTGCCCTTTTTCGTAGGAGGGACAGAAATGAAAGTTGTTCTTTTAGAAAACCTTCTCATTTCCGGCAAACGCTACACGGCAGGTGAGGAGATCGAGGTTGACGATACGGTCGGCCTTCAGCTTCTCAAGGAAAATCTGGCGCTTGTCGGCGTGAATGAGGTCGAGGACGACCCTGTCGAAGAAGCTCCATTGCCGACGCCGGAAGCTGCTTTTGCTCCGATTCCCGAAGCAGAAGATGAGCCAGAAGTTGAAGTCAAGCAACCTGTCAAGCGTCGCACGACGAAGAAGGTGGCGGGATGAGTGCCTTCAAGGATTTCGTTGCTGCTGACGTGCAGAACGTCTTCATCAACCTCGACGAGTTTTCCGAGGAGCACGAAATCGGCCATGAGGTTGTGCCGTGCATTCTCGACAAGATCATCACGCAGGCGAACGGCGACGATTCATACCTTGGCGTTTTTGTCAACCAACTGACGATATACGTCGAAGTCGGCGTGATTGAAACGCCGGTCGAGGGCGAGCTTCTCAACATCGACGGCGCGCTTCATCTTGTCAAGTCTGTCAGCAATGAGGGCGGCGTGCTTGTCATTGTGACGGAGGGGAATGAGCAATGAGTAAACCGCTAGAGGTAATCGTTTCCGACGGGCAGGGGCGGAACAAGAACGCTCTTGAGAAGGCGGCCAAGTTGCTCTCGGAAGTTCCGAACGGATACGAGGCAGCCGTCAGTCGTTCGATGAATCGTGCGGCCACTGCCGGACGCTCTGCTGCGGTCTCAACAATCCGGCAGGAGTACACGATCAAGGCTTCAACGGTTCGCCGTAACTTCACCATCCATAAGGCGACGCGCTCAGACCTTGAAGCGCTGGTCACGAGTAAGGGGCCTCGCATCCCGTTGGTGAATTACAAGACTCGTCCGAAAACTGACACGACCGGCAATGCACGAAAGCCGGTGCGCGTCGCCGTCAAGGCACGGGGAGGCTTGAAGCCTTTGGGTAAGTCGTTCGTCTACCGGGGAAAGATTCTTCAGCGTTTGGATACGAGTTCGCTTCCTGTGCAGGAGGTCTACGGTCCAGCCATTCCGGTGCTGTCTGGGAATAACGAGGTCGTAGACAACGTCGAAAAGACGATGCAGGAGACCTTCCTCAAGCGCCTGGATCACGAAACCGGCTATCTCCTCGGCGGTGGGAAAACCAACAAATACACCAAACACAAGGGGTGATTCGTATGGTCGAAAACGAGCTGACCCGCGCACTTCGCGGGCTGTGTGCCGAAGCCGTGAAGAACTTCGCCTTGCCGACGAAGTCAGAACGCGGACAAGAGAAAGAGGAGCTTCGTGCTCCTCAAATCATAAATGGCTACCTACCGCCGAAGCGGTCAGGGCAGAAGGACGATTTTCCGTTCGTTCTCGTGCGGGCCGATGAGGGTACGACCGACCAGGACTCCACAGAAGTGCAGGTGTCGATCATAGTCGGGACTTACTCAGAAGAGTACGACGGGCACGAATACTGCCTGAACATCATGGCCCGCATTCGCACGGCGCTGTGTTCCTTGCCTGGGATGGTTCTTGCTAATCGGTATCGGCTTAAGCATCCGATCAAATGGAGCACCTATGCAGAGCAGCCCTATCCGTTTTGGCAGCTCGACATGCAGACGGCGTGGGACATCCGCACGCCGCAGCCAATTGATAAGGAGGAGGACTTCTGATGACTATGAAGAAACCCACAACTAAAAAGGCGCAAACCACCAAGGGAGAAGCTGTTGTCTATATCGGTCCGACCCTTGGAGGTGGTGCACTGATGCGCAATGCGGTGTTCCGTGCAGGGGAGTTTCCTCCGCACATCGTATCGATGCGCGAAAAGAGTGAGGCCCTGCGCGGTCTCTTTGTCCCGGTGTCTGAACTGGCGACAGCGCGAAAGCGCATCGGCGTGAAGGGCGACATCCTGCACGCCTATGTGCGTCAACTCAAAAATGAACTCTAGGGAGGTCATCAAATGGCATACAACCACGGGGTAAAAATCTCCGAAGTGCCGACTTCTATCCTGCCGCCGGTGCAGGTTGAGGCGGCTATTCCTTTCATTGTCGGGACTGCTCCGGTCAATATGACCGATCCGACCAACGTCAATAAGCCCGTTCTCTGCTACTCGTATGACGAGGCTGTCGCTGCTTTTGGCTACGTGCCGCCGGTCGAGGACAGCGCGAGCGGTCTGAAAAAGTACGACTTCACACTGAGTGAGGCGATTTATTCGCAGTTCGCTCTCTTTGGCGTCGCACCGATCATCGTTGTTAACGTGCTTGATCCTACGAAGCACAAGAAGACGGCGACGGCAAAGACGGTGACGCTTGACTCTAAGACGGGCTCTGCAACAATTGCCGAGCCAGGCATCATCTTGTCGACTCTCAAACTTTCTCAGGAAGTTACGACCTATCAGGAAGGGACGGATTTCGTCGCGACCTTCAATGATGAGGGGCACCTTGTCATCACGTCGAAGAAGGACGAGGATAACTTCAAGGTGCCTGTTGGCACGTCTCTGACTTTGGCGGTTGAGAAGCTCGATCCGTCTGCTGTGACGAAGTCGGAAATCATCGGCGGCGTTTCCGTTGAAGGTGCAAAGAGCGGTCTTGAACTTGTCAGCGAGTGCTTCCCGCGCTTCCGTCTTGTCCCGGGGCAGATCGTTGCTCCGAAGTATTCGAGCGATCCTGAAGTCGCGGCTGTGATGGCGGCCAAGGCTGTCAACATCAACGAGCATTTCCGTGCGATCGCTCTGATTGACGTGCCGACCGACACCGTCGATTCCTACTCGAAGGTCGCTGAATGGAAGAACAACAATAACGTCGTCGATGAGGCGCAAGTCGCATGTTGGCCGATGCTTGCCCTTTCTGGCACGGCGTACCACATGAGTACTCAGCTCATGGGCCTTATCGGCAAGGTGGACGGTGACAACGACAGCACGCCGTATGTCAGCCCGTCGAACAATAACTTCCAGATGACTTCCACGGTCCTGGCGAACGGCAAGGAAGTCTGGCTCGGGCCTGAAAACGGCGCGTATCTGAACGGCCAGGGCGTCGTGACGGCGCTCAATTTCATCGGCGGCTGGGTGTGTTGGGGCAACCGTATGGCCTGCTACCCGGGCAACACGGACGTGAAGGATTCCTTCATTCCGGTTCGACGCATGTTCAACTGGGTCGGCAACACGTTTGTGCAGACCTTCTGGCAGCGCGTTGATGCGCCCCTGAATCGTCGTCAAGTTGACACGATTGTTGACAGCGCGAACATTTGGCTCAACGGGCTTGCGGCTCGCCAGTACATCCTAGGCGGTCGCGTGGAGTTCCTTGAGAGCGAAAACCCGACGACGGACCTGATGGACGGCATCGCACGCTTCCATGTGTACGTGACGCCGCCGTCTCCGAATCGCGAGATCGATTTCATCCTTGAATACGACGCGAGCTATCTCTCGACGCTGTTTGAATAAAAGGAGGCTTGAATTATGGCAACTGGAAACAAGGTGCCCGAGCGCCTGATTAACTTCCGCGTTTACAACGACGGAAACGACTTGCTCGGCGTCGCGAATGTGGACCTCCCGTCCATCGAAGCGATGAGTGACACGGTCAGTGGAGCCGGCATTGCTGGCGAAGTTGAAAGCCCGATTCTCGGCCACTTCGGCTCGATGACTGCGACCTTCACCTGGCGCACCATCACGCCGGAGCTTGCAAAGCTCGCAAACCAAAAGGCGCATGCGCTTGATTTGCGCGGATCGCAGCAGGTCTACGACGCAGCGCTCGGCGAATATTCTTCCGTTCCTGTGCGTGTTTCTCTGCGTGCGACGCCGAAGAGCATTTCCCTCGGATCGTTTGAGGTCGGTTCCACGACGGACAGCGAAACCGAGTTTGAGGTCATTTACATGAAGGTCCTTGTGAATGGCAAGGAACTCATCGAAATCGACAAGTACAACTTCATCGCCAAGTTCGACGGCGAAGACAAGCTCGCAAGTGTTCGAAAGGACCTGGGCTTGGCGTAAAGCACAACGCCGGGGGCGGCATGAGCCGTGCCCCGGCAATCCCAACATAAAGGAGTGAATCTCATGAAGTACATCCTCTCGAAGGAATACGAGTTCGAAGGCCAGAAGTACACTGAAATCGAGATCGATCTCGACGTGCTCACCGGCAAGGACGTGTCTGCCGCAAAGCGCGAGTGGACCCGCGCAGGGAACTTCTCGCCGCTGATGGCGTCCGACACGGACTTCTGCGTCTACCTTTCCGCGAAGGCTGCAAAGCAGCCGATTGAATTCATGGAAGGCTTGCCGGCGAAGGACTACTGCGCGATCGGGCAGGAGGTCGCGAATTTTTTGCTGGGGTGATCGGCTTTGCAGAACGGTCTGATCCTGACGACGAGGTCAAGTCTGCGGCGGTATCCATTGCGCGCGTCATGAAAGGCGGTGCGCTTGAGTGGATGCAAGAGCCGTTGATTGAGCTCGCATCATGGAACAGGACGATCACAAAGCAGCTCGAAGCGGAAGCTCGGGCGGCGAAGAAAAAATAAGGCGGGAAACCGCCTTTTTTCGTAAGGAGGTGACCTCATGTCGAAGGTTTACGACATCGCCTTCAAGATCGCGGGGAAGCTTTCCGGAGACTTCGCGAGCACATTTAAGAAAGGGCAAGAGACCGTCGCCCGCATGGGTGATTCACTCGCTACGCTGAACGCGAAAGCCGCAAAGATGGACGGTCTCGTAAAGGCACGCAAGGCTGTTGGCGAAAGCTCACGAGAGTACATCCGTGCGAAAGAAAAGGTCGCAGCACTCGGGAGAGCAATGAGCGCGACCAGGGAGCCGTCCGCCCAGATGGTCTCCGAATTCAACAAGGCTAAAGCCGCCCTTGAAAAGTCGAAGGCGGCTCTTGAGCGGAATCGATCCGCTCTGCGCGAACTTGACGGTCAGATGGGAACAACCGGCACGCACCTGAGGACGCTTATCGAACGACAGAATGCGCTCGCTCAGTCAGCCGACAGGGCTCGTGCGGCACAGCAAAAGCTCGCGAAGATCAACGAGCGTTTGAGCAAGGCTCAGGGCGTTCAGGATAAGGCCAGAGAAATGCGGTCTTCGAGCGCGGGCGCTCTAATGGGCATTGGCGCTACGGTTGCCGCAACAGCTGGTGCTCCAGTCAAGCAGGCGATGAGCTTTGAAGACCAACAGGCTGAACTTCGCAAGTTCTCGGACGACTACAAGCAAGTCTTTGATGGCATCCAGAAGCTCTCGCTCCAATACGCGAAGAGCACTGAGGACATGACAGCGATGGCGGCGAACGCCTTCCAGTCCGGTATCGCAAAGACGGCTGACGAGGCTCTGAAGCTCGTTGAGATTCAGAACCAAATGGCCATCGCCTTCGATATGACGGGGGATGAGGTCGGTGCTGCATACGCGGACATCCAGTCCAAGATGGGCATCAACATCGAGCAGAGCAAGGCAATGTTCGACATCGTCAACCAGATCGGCAATACCACGAGCGCGTCGGCAAAGGACGTCGTCGAGGTGCTTGCTCGATCCGGTGGTGCCCTCAAGGGCTTGACCGCGATGAACGAGAAGCAGATTGCTGCATTGGCCGGGTCTTTCCGATCCGCGTCTGTGTCGTCAGAAGTCGCTTCGACCTCGATGATGTCATTCATCAACGCTTTGTCGTCCGGTGAAGGCGCCACGAAGGGACAGAAGAAAGCCATGGAAGAGCTCGGCATCGACGCAGGCAAGATGGCGCACATGATGACGTCGAACTCTGAAAACGCTCAAAAGGCGATTCAGGACGTTTTCAAGCGCATCAACGGCTTGCGAGAAGACCAGAAGTCCTCGATCATTGGCGCTCTATTCGGTAACGAAGCGGGCGTGAAGTCTGCGGTGGCAACGCTTGCCAAGCAGGGCGACCTGCTTGCAGGAAACTTTGCGATGATTTCCGATCCGGCTCAGTATGCCGGTTCGATGCTGAAGGAATTCCAGTCCAGGGCTGACACGACCTCGAATTCCCTGCAGATTGCAGGTAACGCGGTCAAGCTAGTCGCCGGCGGGATCGGGACGGCTCTTCTTCCAGCTGTTCGAAAGTCGGCGGAAGCCTTCGTGAAAAATAGCGAGAGCGTCATCAAGTGGGTGAGTGAAAATCAGTCGCTAATTCTGACGGCCATGAAGGTCGGTGGCGCGATCCTCGGCTCTGTGGCTGCCTTTCATGCGTTACGCCTTGTCTTCGCGCTTTTGGCGAGCCCCGTCATCTCAATGTACAAGGGCTTCCTGAACATCCAGAAGGCCATCACCTTGATGCGAAACAGCACGGTGCTCGCGACAGCGGCCTCGAAGGCGCAGGCCATTGCGCTCGGCGCGTGGAAACTCGTCGTCACGGCTGCGACCACGGCTGCGAAGTTGATGCGCGGTGCGATGGTCTTGCTGACTGGGGCCATGCGGGCGAACCCGGTCGGGATCGTCATCACGGCTTTCACGTTGCTCGTCGGCGCAGGGCTCGCGGTCTACAAGAATTGGGACACCATCAAAGCGAAGGCGGTTGAGCTCTGGAGCGCGTTCTCGTCGAACTTTCCGAACATCGCTTCGGTCGTGAAGGCGAACTTTGCGATCGTTGCCGACATTGCGAAGAACGTCTGGGGCGTCTTCTCGAACCTCATTGGGTTTGTGAAGAACGTTTTCACCGGGCAGTGGTCTGCCGCATGGGAGAACGTGAAGGGCATCTTCTCGAATGCTTTCAAGGCCCTTGTTGGACTCGCAAAGGCGCCGATCAACAACGTCATCAACCTTGTGAACGGCGCGATTGGAGCCATCAACGGCATCAGCGTGGACATTCCTGACTGGGTGCCGAAGTTCGGTGGGCAGACCTTCGGCGTCAACCTGCCGAAGATTCCACAGCTTGCCGAGGGCGGCATTGCGACGCGCTCGACGCTCGCGAACATCGGCGAAGGCGGAGAACCCGAGGCGGTCATTCCACTCTCGAAACTCTCCTCGATGCTCGGTGCGGGCGTTGGGGCAGGTGGCGGCATCACCGTCAATTTCGCTCCCGTCATCAACGTGTCGGGCGGCTCTGGCGACGCTTATGAAGGCGTGAAGCGCGGCCTTGATGAAGGTCGCCGACAGCTTGAAAAGGACCTGCGCCGTCTTTGGGCGGATCAGCAGCGTCTATCTTTTGCTTAAAGGAGGCGGCAACGTGAAAACGTATGAGACCCGCGCGATGGACACCTGGGACATCATCGCCAAACGAGTCTATGGCTCCGAAGCGTTGATGGATCAGTTGATCCGCGCAAACCTACAGCACCGGAAGACGGCGTTCTTCAGTGCGGGCGTCGTGCTCAATGTGCCGGACATTGACACTGACTCGATGGAGTTTGCTGAGAACCTGCCGCCTTGGAAACGTCAGGAGGGGACGCGATGAGCGGACCTATCCAGACCTATTTGAGGCTCCTCTTCACCGAAGCCAGCAAGTCGGTGTCGGAGGACATTCTGCCGGATCTGCTCTCTTTCACGTACGACGACAAAGAGACAAATGAGGCTGACGAAATCAGCATCACTTTGAAGGACCCGACGGGAAAGTGGGCGAGCAAGTGGAAGCCGGACGGCGGTGAAGTCGTCCGAGCTTACATCGCATCCGGGACGGTTGATGGGAAGAAAGGGCGCGAGCTTTTCTGCGGAAAGTTCTTCGTCGATTCGCTCCGCACCAGTGGCTCGCCTCGTGTCTTCGAGATGCGCGCAGTGTCGATCCCGATGAACACGCCGATCCGACGCAAGATGATCACGAAGGCTTGGGAGAAAAAGACGCTCAAGGGCATCGCTCAGGAGATCGCGGCGGCCGCGAAAGTCAAGCTCCTCTTTGATTCTAAGGAGAACCCGAGCTACGACCGACAAGATCAGAAGGCTGAAAGCAACTTGAAGTTCCTCTCGCGCCTATGTGAAGACGCCGGGCTTTCGATCAAGGTGACAGATTCGCAGATCGTGATCTTCGACCAGGCGTCATACGAGAAGAAAAAGCCCGTCAAAACGCTCACGCTTGGCGTTTCGGACATTCTCTCGTGGGACTTCGAGTCGCAACAGTCTGAGACGTACAAGAGCTGCACGATCTCGTACAGAAACCCGAAGGAAAAGAAAAAATCCTCGGCTGGCGGCTACACGTCGGACGAGTACGACATCGATGCTGTGCCTGGCAAAAAGAACCCGGCCGTCATGACCTACACCTATGTAGATCCTGACGTCGAGGACAACGGGCAGGAATACCAGATCAAGAAGCGTGCGACATCAATCAACGAGGCGATGCGAATCGCGAAGGCCACGCTGCGCAAGCTCAATCTTCGGAAGATGACAGGCAGCCTTTCTCTTGTCGGTGACACGTCCCTTGTGGCGGGTGTCGTCATCAAGCTCAAGGGATTCGGAAGTTTCGACGGCGGTTTCATAATCGAGAGCGCTTCGCACAGCGTCAGCACTAGCGGCTACGTGACGAGCCTTTCGGTTCGCCGCGTCAACAACAACTACTGAGGAGGTGCGGCATGAACCTATTTGACATGCCAGAGGGTGTCGAAAGCCACGGTCTTGATGTTGTGCAGGGCGTCGAGC